GGTGCGTCCCGCTGCATTACTCGCCGGCATCACTCGAACGCCGGTATCAATGGTCATCTGACCGAGCACATCCCCCGTCTCAGAATCCACTACGTCAATGCGCTTCGTCGGCAAGAGGCGCGTGACGAGCTTGCTCATCGCGGCCGTCAACCGGAACGTGTTCGTGTCGTTCTCCGTTCCAATCCCGATCATCGTCTTCACCGACACGATGTGCTCGTCGATGTCGATCGCGTAACCCGCGACGCCGATCAGTGACCCCTTCGGGATCTGGTCGTAGTCCTCGTACGAGTCGAGAAGTACAGGTTGGAAGGGATCTTCGTCTGGAACGTTGATCTCAGCCGCGAACTCGGCGCAGAACTTCATCAGGCTGGCGAGATGGTCGCCGTACACGTTGGTGCTGGTCATAGTTGTGGTCCGTAAGGCGCAGAGACATCCTTCAGCATTTTTCTGACGGTCGTGTCCTGATACCAGAGCATGTAGGGGCCAAGCAGCGGGCGATACGCCTGCTTACCATCGTTGCGGAAGAGTCGGTTCATCAGCTTCTTTTGCACGTCATCGGGCAGGGCCATACCGCCCGACTCCTCGGTGACGCCGCGTTCGAGCACGTCAAGCCCATCGAGCAGGGGGAGCCATTGCACGTGCAGCGTAACGAAGTCCGTCGTCGGACTCATGATGCGTCCGCTATGCTGGGCCACGCCCTTGCGATACGTTCCCTTGTTGTATCGCCGCTTCCCGTCAGCGCCATCGGTGTTCGTGTGAGACTCGATCCACACACTGACGTTGCCCCAATACTCAGACGGGTTGCCCAACTCGCGCAGCTCCATAGCAAGGCTCGGGGTCGCCTTCAGCTCCTCCTTGGTCTTCACCATCTTGCGACGCAGCTTGCGAGACGCCTTCGAATTGCGCTTGATGAAGGGTAGCTCGCTGAGCTTGAAGTAGTCGTGCGTGCCGCGCTCCTTGACCCGCTTCCAGACCGCATAAGCCTTGCTGTAGTCGGGCCACGGGCCGGAGTGGTATTGGACCCAGTCCGGGGCGTCAGTCGTCCACTGGCCGACCATGTTCCCCAGGTTGCGGAAGAAGTCATCGAGCTGCTTGGTGAGCTTCTTCTCGATCACGTCGGCGAGATCGACGGACACGCCGTCGACCTTCTTGTTCAGCTCCGTGAAGAAGATGTCCTCCACATACTGCTCAAGCTCGTCCCACGTCTGGTCGAACGGCCGATCCGCCATTACTCGGCCTCGGCGATCGTGACGCCCAGCTCGACAGTGACGCTCGTGATCTTCAGGTCATCGAGATGGTCCCCGACCTGAAGCTCGGCCCCGGTGATGAGCCGGTACTTCGTGCGCTTGAGGCTCTGCACGTCTGCGGAGTACCCGACCGGCATCTTGTCGAACCATGCGGTGCCGACCTTCACGGGCTTGCTGCCACGGTCGAATCCGGTCACCGGGTCTTTGCCTGCCCCAGCGCGCAGTACCTCAGCGGAGTAGGGCGTGCGGAACATCCGGAAGACCTCGTCGTTCACCGACTTGCTGAAATAGCCGAGCACGTAGCGGTCGCCGAGGTCGACGACGGTGTCCCCCGGTTGCGCGACGGATCCGCGGCGAGCTTGCAGAATCTTCGCGACCGGGCCGAACGCCACGGTGCCGCTCGTGCCTGCCTTCGGCAGACTGACGATGCCCCAGATCTTGGCGTTGCCGCGCGTCGTATTGACGACGACGCGTGTGAGTTGCGGGAAGCCGTTCATGCGTTTGTCACCGGGTCAGTTGGGACAGCGATCACCAGCAGCGTCGGGTACGTGATGCTGGTGGTTGAGTTCACGCCGTTGAGGGCGGTCTTCATCTGCGCCGTCAGGTCGTCGCGCAGCTGCGCGAAGTTGACGGTTGCGAATCGACTAAACGTCGCGTTCTCGTACTGCCGCGCCTGGAACACGCGTAGCTGGAGCGAGGGCAGCGCGTCGAGCGCGGCGCGCAGCGCGAGCGCGCGGTTCGCCTGCTGACGCCGCTGGCCGGTCGTGGTGAAGGCGTTCGAGAACGCGTCCCCGTTGTCGGCCAGCAGGTCGTAGTAGGCGGGGACCAGCTCGATGTCGTCGTCAGGCAGCTCGTCCGCAGACACCCCGAGGAGGCCGCGCACGGTGTCCTCGGAGGCCTCGATAGGCAGGAATGGGTGCAGGCTGTACGCCGCCCGCTGTTGGCGGCTTTGCCCGCCCGCGATGTACGAGAGAGTCACGAACCGGGACTCGGTCTCCCCCGCAATCTGGTTTGCGCCGGCCGGCACGGAGATCGACGCGGTCGTCCCCGGCACGGTGAGCGGCTGATGGTCCAAGCCAGCGATGATCTGCCCGCTCTGGTCGCGCACGCTGAAGGTGACTGTGCCATCGTCGGGCTGCGCGGGGACGCCGCCGACGATGATCTCGATGTCGAAGGTGAGGTCTTCACCAGCTTGGAACCAGTTCATGGTCGTCCTTATTCAGCAGCCTGCTTTTTGGCGCTGGTCTTCTTCGCCGGCACGGGGGCGGCTTCGCCCTCGACAGCTTCGAAGGTCGCGAGGAACGACTGGACCGCGAGGTCGATGTCGCCGTCCGAGTCCTTCCAATGCTTCGCGAAGGCTTCGTCGGTGGCGGCGTCGGGCACTTCGGTGACGATCTTGACTTGCTCGATCGCGAGGCGCGCGGTGACGAACGAGGTCTTCTTGACGACGGACGGACGATGCGCGGAGATGAGATCGCCGCTCAAGCCGTCGAGCAGCTGGAATGCGCCAGTGGTGTGTGCGATGACTTTCATGTTTGTGTTCGATGTGGTCATGAAAAATGCCCGCCCGTGAGGGCGGGCTTTTCGGGGTCAGCCAGCTCGACTTACTGCGTCGTGTCGAGAACCTGACGCGTGTCGCCGAACGCGAGCTTGTAGCCCGTGTTTTCGGTACGCACGTAGGTGATGGACTGGTTGACGATCGAGCGCTCGTTTTCCGAGATGTTCGAACCAGCTTCGACCAGCTCTTCCAGCGTTTCGCCCTTCGTGAAACCGACCAGCTGGCCTTCCGGCACGCCGCTCGACAGCGCGAAGTTCACCGATTGGTTCAGGATCGGCAGGTTGGTGTTGACCTTCGGCGTACCTTGCGCGACCAGCGCTTGGATGTCCGTCGTCGTACCCAGGCCCACGACCGGTTGGAACATGAACAGCAGTTCCACGAACATGTCGTAGTTGCCTACGAGCGTGTCGATCGGGTAGCCGGCCTTCGCGCGGGCCATCAGCCACTTGGCGAGTGCCTTGTAGTTGGCCGAGAACGCCTTCGAAGCGTCGCCGCCGAAGTCGGAGACCTTGACCACCGGAGCTGCGCCGTTGACGCCGTCGCCGTTGATCAGGATGCCGGTTGCAGCGCGGACCTTCGAGATCTCCAGCTCGCGACCGACACGCGACGCGAACGGCGTCATGATGTCGAGCGATGCGCGGCGGTTGAACTCGTACGAGGTACGGTAGCCCGAGCCGTGCTTGAAGATGCCGACCGATTGCTGCGACGTGCGGATCGTGCGAACCGGCACACGGCCGAATTCACCGACCGAGTACGTGCCGCGCTCGTCCGAGTCATCATCGACGAACGTCGAGATCTGTTCCGTGCCGTTGATCGTGCGCGACTGCGCGAGCAGCGGGCCGACCGATTCCAGCTGGTCTTGACGGTTGCGCCAGCGCAGCACGTCGTCCATCACTTCCGGGAACATCGCACGCGTACCCGGATAGGTCTGGAAAGTCTCGCTCGCGGCTTGCAGCAGCACGCCGTTTTCGAGGTCTTGCTTGACCGGCAGGTTGAGGAACGACAGCGCTGCTTCGTAGCCGTTCAGGCCTTCGTAGCGTGCCGGTTCCGCAGCTTTGCGCGGGTCGATGGCGAGCGTGAGGTAGTCACGGAGGTTGAGGCCAACGTCGGCAGCGAGGCGCACGAGGCGCTTGCCTGCGTCGACCGACTTTCCTTGGTCGCCTGCGTCGGCGGGACGCAGATTGCTCAGCACCGCTTCCGGCGCTTCGCGCTTGATGTCAATCAAATCGGGCATGTTTTGATCCGAGTAGTTGTGTTTTGAACCCGCTGATCGCCCCGGTGGTGGGCGGGACGACCAGCTTCTTACAGTCGCAATCAGCTCTGGTGGTGGTCAGAGCTGACGCGCTTACGCCTTGATCGCGACTGCGTTGCCGTTCGCGCGGATTTCGACTACCACGAGGTTCGACAGAACGCCCGCACCAGCCTTCTTCACGGAGCCAGCGGTCGTCGAACCGACGATGCTGTCACCGGGGGCGAGCACTTCGCCTGCCTTCACCGGGTAGTCGAGACCACCTTGGATCGAGACCGTACCGATGTTGATGCCTTCCTGGACGCGGATTTCGACCACTTCCAGACGACCAATGATCCGATCGCCGTCGCCAGCCAGCTTCACCGTGTTCGCTGCACTCGCGTCGAGAGCTACAGCTTTGCCTTGGTCGGCAACAGTGATACCAGCGGCGAGCAGGAACGGGTATTGGAAGTCGTCGTGGTACATCCCACGAAGCGATACGCCATTACCAATTACGTTGCTCATTGTTTCCTCTCGGTTTGCGAGTGATTAACGACGCGGTGCGGCCTTGAACGCCGAGGACGGCGCTGCACTGCCATGCGTCACATCGCCAGCGCCGTTCGCGCGGCCACCGTTTCCGGCACCGGCTTGCAGCGCAGCGACTTGGGTTTCCGCCGTTGCGAGCTTGGCCGTGACTTCAGCCAGCTGTGCTTCGATGGATTCTTTCGAGGCGGTCAGCTCGGTGACCTTGCCTTCGGTTTCGCTCAGCTTGGCCGTCGCTTCTTTCAGCTCCGTGCCCTCCTTCAGCTTCACGATTTCAGCGTCCTTTGCTTCGATCGAGGCGGTCAGGGTCGCGATCTGCGCGTCCTTGGCACCGAGAGCAACGTTGTGATGTTTCGCATCGGCCTTCAACTCGGCCATTTGCTCGATCATCTCTTTCAATTCCTTGTCCATCTTCAGGCTCCGAGGTTTGTCTGTGGTGGTGGCAATCAACAGCTTCTGCTCGGGTGCAACGCCCGAAGCTGCCAGTCGGTCGTATTGCTCTTGGCCGAGTCGCTGCTTCGTGCGACCCAGAATCTTTGCGTTGTTCGCTGCGCCCTTCGAGACGAGCGACGTTTCCGTCCAGCGGTCGAGGCCGACAAGATTCAGGTGGACGCCGTCGACGCCGAGGGTGTGCCCGTTGGCGCACGTGCGATCCCAGAAGTTGTCTGCGGTCGCATCCGCGCTCATGTAGTCCCAGCTGCACTGCGAGCAGTTCAGATGCTGGGCGACGACGCCGACGCTGACTTCGTCGATGATTCCCTGATCGAGCTTCGAGGCGTTCTCGTCGTCTTTCGGCAGGTAGAACATCGCGACCAGCTCGGTCGACCCGTCGCCGAGCGTGGAGGGCATGACCTGCGCGTAGAAGAAGCGGCCGATCGGCAACTCGTTGCCCATCGGATGCAACGTCTGGAGGGGGATGAAGCCGCCACTGTTGAGGTAGGTGGCCATCTGGTTGAGCGTATCGACGCTCACCACGCCCTTGTCGAAAATTGAACCGGGCTTC